GAACTCCTGTTCGTCTTTCCTACGGTAAATTGGTTTGTCGGGAATCAGAGCGGGACCCATAACCACGCGCCGTTCTTTGTCGGTCGTTTGGAAGTTGTACTGGGTAGAAAGGGCGACCCAATCTGCCTCGATAGCAGGTTCTGCTACCAAAGAAATCGCCTGAATGCCGTACGCGTCGGCCTGTTCGTCGATTACGAGTTCGAAAATTTCCATTATCCTACTAGGCTAGCTTGTTCTTTTATCTTTTGGTTCGCTTGTTGAGCGTTTGAGACATCCGAAGCGAGTACGTAACTCTTAAACCCGCTCGTTTGACTACCACGCATGAACGAAAGGTCTATCTGCGGGGCTTGAGGGGCTGAACCTCCTCCCATCCCTCCACCTCCGGTTCCTGAAAGGCTAGGGGTGCTTTCCGAGGGCGGCCATTTTTGGCGGCTAATTGTTGCAATTTGTGCAATACCCGTAGCCGCTACCGCCGCCGTCTGAAGGAGTCGCAGGATTGTAGACGGTTGCGTTTTGTCCGTGAGGGCCGTAGTGACACCTTCGGCGGTATTCATAATCGCAGAGGCCAAAGAAATAGCCTTCGAGATTTTAAAGTTCCGTTCAGCCCGCTTTTCGTCGCCTTTCGTAAATGCGTCGTTCAGAGCAGAAACCGCCTGAAGGGTCATATTCGAAAAATTCAGGGTGGCTTGTGCCTTCCTATTCTGAATTTGGATATAGTCGTGCAGGTAGTTGTTATCGGATTTTGCCGCGTCTGCATTTGCGTCCTTTGCAACTATAAGCGTCTTACCCTGTTCGTTTTGTATTTGCTGATGCGTTACCCTGCGCTTCTGTAGCGCCGTGTTCGTTTCGTTCAGGCTTTTAATTTCTTCGGTTTTCGCTTCGCGGGCGACCTTAATACGCTCTTCCTCCAGTCTGATAGCTTCGGCCTTCAGTCCGTTGACTTTATTCTGTAGTTCGGTCTGTAGCGTTAACGACTCCTGTTCGATTTCGTAGACCCGTACCCGCAATTCTGCCAAACGGTCTAAATCCTCCTCCGTGGCGTTCGTCGTGGCCTGCCTCTGCTGCTCGATTCGCAGTTCTTCGCGAGCGTTTCCGAGTCGCTGGTTTACGAGGTTCTTCTCGAGGTTCGCCGCCCGACGTGCCGCGCTAATCCTTTCCTCAATACTGCGGTTTACATCGTCCGAAACCATTTTCAGACGCTCGATTTCCGCCCGCTGTTTCGCCGTTTCTACGGTAAGTTCTCGGTTAGACGCCCTTAGCCTCTGGGTAGCTTTTGTAAGTTCATCGATAATCGCTACCTCCTTCTTAATTTCCTCCCCGATGCCTTTAACCGCGTTTGCCGCGTCCCGTGCGGCCCCTTGGAAATCCCCTTGAAAGAACTTAACGATAGCACCGCCGATAGCCGCCACGCGGTCCAGAAGGACATTGAACGTGGCTTTGAGCATATTCAGCCCTTCCTCCAGCAACTTCGCCCCTTCCGCCGTCTGGGTAAAGTAGGCCGCAAGGCTTCCGACAGCCACGACGATAGCCCCGATTCCCGTAGAAATCAGAGCGACCTTGAGGAGGCCCATAGAACCGATTAAAGACCGCGCACCCGCTACGCCCTGAACCAAACCGGAAGCCAGCCCACCGGTAAGCCTGTCGGCCCCTTCGAGGGCCTTCTTACTGGATTCGCCTAAATCGTCAAACGCTTTCTCCGCCGCTTCGAGGGCGTTATCTAGGTCGGACGTGTCGGCCTTAATATCTACTACTACCTCTTTTTTAGCCATGGAATAGGCGATATATCACGTACAACAAAAGGCCGTACCAGCCGAAGAAAACCAGTGATGCCAGCACCACGTCTAAAACCTTATGCCATACAGGGCGGCGCGGCTTCTTCAGAAGGTGCAGAGCATCGATAATATAACCGAAGTCCTTGCATCCTTTAACTCGAAACTCTTTCGGGGTCATGGCTGGTAACAATAAGCCGTAGTAACGTCGTAGATAAAGCCGTAACGCTCGCAGCACGTCCGGTTGACGGTGAAGATACTTGACCCCGTAGACGTGGTAAACTCGATTCTTCCCGTACGCCCCGTAGCTGGGAGGTACGTACAGTCCCGAATGGTTCCTAGAATCTTCAGGAGTTTAACCGTTACCGTTCCTTCTGTGGTGGGGTCGTATCCCGATATTTCGAGTACCCTCCAGTACGTATCAAAGAGGTAGATTTTGTCGCTCCATTCGAACGTAGAGAGGTCGTAGGGCTCGAGGCGGAACGTAGCCGTAAGTATCCGAGCGTCCGAAGAGTAAAGCTGGTTCGCGTATAGCTGCCAGTACTTGTTGTAGAGCGTGTCGTAGGGGTTCGCGGTAATATCGAAGAACGGGAGTTCGATACCGAACATCAGCGAGTCCGTAGTTACGTCCGCATCTTGAGAGTTGTTCGTGTCGAACTGTCCGAAGAAAGGCAGGTCGTGCGCTACCGCCGTTCCTGAATTGTCTACGAGGATACTCGTGTCCAGTTGGCCGTTCCAGTACGCTAGTCGTGCCTTTACTTCGGGTAACGAGGCGTCGTCCTGCGCCTCCGCAGAAATCAGCCGGAGGATATTTAGCGGCGTGTCTGGAATCAGGGACGTGACGAACGGAGCAAACCCAGAGCTAATAATTTCTTCCCCCGTAGCGAAGTCGTTCGCCGGGTCGAGAATTTCGTGCTGCCCGTAAACGCGGGAGGTCGAGTTCTGGAAGGTGACATTTACGAGGTCCTCCCCTTCGGAGTGGGTCCATACGTACCGCTTCTTCTGAAGGTCGGAAGTCGGGGTAACGGTAATATCCATTCCTAGGTCTATTTTATTCGTCCAGTCCTTCTTATCCCCCGTAGCCATATAGTCGTTAAAGGGTTCGATATAGATTTTCTTCGGGTTAACTCGGTCGGGGATAAATACGAGGTTGAAACACTTCTGGAGACCCATCAGGAAATCTATCTGCCGCATCTTCGGCATGTTCCGTGCGGTATCCAAAGTCGAAACCCACGGGAGCACGCTCGAGATATGCCACGAGGTCCCTCCGAGTCCTACGCGGCTGCTGTTCGAAATAAACGTGACGTTTCCGGCGCTGGTTTGGGCCTGAACCTTCCACGTAGTTCCCGCGGTAAAGTTCCCGGAAAAGAGTTTCTGGTAACCTCCCAAAGAGCCAGAATTGCCCGTGGTTATCGTGTAGTGTGTAGTCCCGTCTGTCAGCCGCATGTTGAGCGTAGCGCCTCCGGTAGCCAGCGTAAACGTGTAGAAAAAAGACATGGTATAGTACCCCGTCACGGGAACGGTCCACGTAGGGCTTCCGAAGTCCGCGCCTAAATCGTAGAACGGACTCGTTTCTTGGAAGTTTACGTCTGTATAGGAGGTCGGAGCCGTCAAAGTCAGGTCCGAGGTTCTGCCTACCCAGAACTTCATCGAATCGAGGTCTTCGGTAAATCGTAGGTTACGCCCTCCCCCGTGCAGCATCATATATAGGTCCGACTGTCCCGAAAGCCACGTAGACGCGTATTCGAAACCCGCCGCGTCGAAGATTTCTTTAACCACTTCCTCGACCCGGATAAACGGGGTAAAGTCCGAAGGGTACATCTTCGAGGTGCCGGGGTTGCTGGTTCCGTTCCAGTTCCGAAACCTGTCCACGACTCCGTACCTCACGTCTCCCGAAAGTAGGGACCCGCTCCAACTTCCCGTTACGTTCGAGTAGCTAACCGAGTGGTCAAAGGCCGATAAATTCAGGTCCGACAAAAGGGCCTCCCCGACCGATTTCGCGAGGTCCGCCGTCTCTCCAAAGAACGCTACCTCGACATCTACGAACTGTCCTCCCGTAATATACCAGCCCTTGACCTGAATATAGCCCTGCATAATCAGTACCCCGCCGTCCATCAGACGAACGGGTATCTTCTCTTTGAGGTCGTACGCCGGAACCTGTGCGAGCGTGTAGGGCCCGAATACGTCCTCGTTCTTCGGAGTCAGAGGAACGCGGAACGTCTGCGAGTATCCGGAGGTAGGTTTGTTTACCTGAGTAATATCCGTAAACGCGTACGTGAGGTTTACGGGTTCGAACTCGTAAATCTCCAGTTCCTTCCACGTGGTCCGGTATGCGAGAATCGTTAGCATCGGATAACTTGAGCGAGTTCTACGTTTAGGGCTAGCTGGGTCACGCGTCCGTCTGCGGTAGTCTTATAGGTCGCTTGAGAGGTCGTGACGGTTACCGGATTCCATACCCCGTCGATTTTCGCGTACACCTTCCGCGAGCGGAGCAGGAACGGGAGCAGTTTAGAATCTGCGACGTTAAAGAGGCCGTTAAGGATATACTGGAGTTTCGCGGTCTTCTGGTACGCTTCTACCTCCGGGTTGAAACTCTGGAAGGTATACGTAGCCGCGTCGTAATTGCCGAGGGCTTTTCGGTACGTCTTTTCTTCGGTCGTGATACTACGCCCCGGCCGGCCTTCGAACTTGAGGTAGTCCCACCCGCCCCGCGAGTTCGCGAATGCTACCTGTACCGCTTGGTCTTTGTAGTCCGTGCAGTCTCGAACAATTTTAAGGGTGTTTCCTTCTTGTTGTCCTGTTCCGTTTTGAGGGGTAATAATTAGTTGACTCCAAGAGGTCGCGGAGAAAATCGGGGTAAGGACCTGTGCCGGCATTATACCCGCGTAAACCAGAAAGCCGTTGACCGGGGAGGTCGCGGACGGGAGTTGTGCGCCGTTCGTCGTATTGAGGTCTTTTGTTAGGGTAGTCGGTGAACCCGTCGGAGGTATAAGCTGGAAAGCCAGACGCGTAACGTCGGAGACCGTGTTGTTATTGATAAACGCGAAGAATCCTTCGTCGTCGTCCGCCGCCTCTATCGTAATTACGTTGTTTACCGGTTCCCGGTCCGTTAGCCAGAACTTCTTCGTGCTGGCGGTTCCGTAGTAGTCCGAGAACGAAGGATGCAGGCCGCTAGAAACCTGCTCGTACCCGTCCATGACGTAGATATACTTCGTGGCCTGTGCGAGCGCCTCTGTTCCCGTATACTCCCCGATTTTTACTTCGTACTTGTTCATGTTCCCGTTGCTACGAGTGTACGGGAGGGTCGAGTAATCGAAGAGCAGGGTAGAAGCGCCGTATACCTTTTCGTCTACCCGCGTCCGCCCCTGAATTACTCGGTTTAAGTCGAAATGCGCCCGGTTATTAGAATTCGGCTTGAGGTAGTATTTACCTATCTCCGTCCCGTTCTCGAATACCTGCACGATAAACGCGAACGCGTCCGTAATCGTTAGGGACGTTTGGAGCGTGTAGATAAGGGGCTGACCCGCGGGCATCCACGTTTCCGAAGGGTTAGACGTAAAGGAAGCGGCCATTTATTTCGGTTTCAGAGTAACAGTTATAGGGCTGGCTTTGGCTACTAGCTTTTCCACGAAGGACTCCCCTACGGCCTGTGCGAGTTTGTCGCCCTTCCTGCGGATAGCCCATTCGAAGCCGTTAACGAAATAACGAACGCCGGGTATTCCCTTACGCTTGATACTTCGCGCGATCAGGAACGCGGCGGAGTTCAGTTTCGCTTCCGTCTGCTTGATGAAGGCCCCTGTTTTGGGGTCGCGGAGTCGAACGGGTTTAACCTTCATCCACTCCCGTACCGATTCGGTAGGTGGCTGTTTGGTTCGGTACGAGAACGGGGAGCCGTGGCGTACTTGATTCCCATTTACGCCCCAGTGGACGTAAGAGGCGTATTCGTTCGCCTTCCCTTTGGCGTATAGCTGAATTTCTTTAACTCCGGTCTTCCCGTAGCGGAACTTAAAAGCGAGGGACCTCTGGAGGGTACGCGTAGCTACTCCGTACCGGGGGTTCTTCCCGATACGTTTGGTTCCTAGTTCGCGCTTCGAAGCGTTGAGTACCTCGTTTGTGAACTCTATCCACGCTTTATCTGCTTCCCTCATACCAAAGTCAACGCGTTTAGAAGGTCTATTACGGTAATAAGTCCATCGCGGTTAAGGTCGCAGAACGGGTTATAGGGGGGAGGAACTCCCGGCCCTAGGAATTGGAGTATCTGGTTTACGAGAGTCATCGGCCCTGTCCTTTGTACGGTTTGCGCCAGTTCTTGCCGCGCTTGTGCGTGCCCTGCTTTGTCTTGGCATGGACGCCTGGCCTGCTCACCTGCCGCTCTATGCGGACGGGCTGCGCCTGTGCTTTACTCTTGGCCAAGGAATGGGTCGTTATTCTGCCACTCGTCCGTCTTACTCAATGCCGCGGCCTCCTCGCGGGTCAGCACGCCGGTCTTGTCGGCAGGTTCTTCTTTGTACTCAAGCATAAACTCCGTGCCAGCAAGGTTCCACAGCAGCGTCTGCTTGAACAAGTTCCAAGGGACGCTCGGCAGTTCCGTGAGGGTGTAAACGTGGTACCAGTAGCTCATAGCCCGTAATTTGATTTCGTGCTGTTGTAGTTGTCGCTCACTTCGGTGGCTGTCAAAGATTTCTTGTAGTGTAAAACTTCACCGAGACGGATGTTGTTGAATCGGCTTAATGTACCGTTGATGTTAATAGCGCCAATTACTGGCTTTAACCAACTATTCATAGATGTCCAAGTGCTTCCAACTGCAAGTGTTTGATTTGCTGTTGCTATCTCCGTGCCATTTTTGTATATTTTCATTGTTCCTGTTGTTGTTGTAGTATACAGGAAAACATATGTTAATTGAAACCACGAACCAGTGGTAACCGTTTCGCCTTTGAGGACAAATTTCTCGTTAACTGGTGGGCCGTCATTGTAATACACATAATTGTAACCTGCGCCAGTAGTAGAATTAAAAACATTTCTATTGTCCAGCGCAATGTATCTCGTTCGAGCACCTCCGCCAGACACAAAATTGGTAATCATAATAGCATCCAAAGAAGCTGGCGACGTAACATAATAAATCCAAAAAGACCACGTATTTCCCGAAGTTGTCAGGTCAAAATGGGTCACATCACTTGGACCTATCATATAATCGTTTACCCCGTCAAACTCAAAGTATCTTCGGCCTCCGCTTTCTGTCCATGTTGGACCAGTTATTGTAATGTTGTAACCGCTATTTGAAAGGTCATTCCAAGTACTACCACTTCCGCTGTAGCTGTCGAGGTTGTACGCATCGAGGTAAAAACTCAACTTGTCTGTGATAACAGGATACCTGCGCCGCCCGGCGGCCACTGCATTTAGGAACATCATACCAGTGCGCGTTCTCCGGTTAAGGTCCAGACATTCTCGGCCACCCGTTTGAGTGCTACCACCGAATAGCGAGCGAAGGTCTTGAGGGTTTCGCTGCTGTTGATGGTCACGCCTACCGCTCCTGCTATGGTGATTTGCCCGGTGTTGTTCTGCTCAAAGTAGATCTCCGTGTCTGCAGCCCAGGTTACAGTGGCTTGAGTGGGCACGGTGATAGTCACGGCCGTTGTGCTGGTCGTTTGGATGTAGTCGCCCGCGTCGCCGAGCACGAGGGTGTAACTCGTTCCCGACTGGGTGCGAACAGCGCTGTAACTCGCTCCGCCTCCGCTCGCCGCTATCGTGATACTGTCCGTTGTGGCGTTCGTTGTGATTGTTACGTTGCTACCGGCAACAAGCGTCAACGTGTCCGTTGTAGAATCCGCAACGACGTTGCTTTGACCCGCAACGGCAATTGTGCCAAACGTGTTCGGGATTGTTGGCTTGTTCAAAATTAGCGCGTCCCCACTAACCGCGTTCCAGTCCGCGTTTACGTTTACTTCCGCGCCCGCTGCGATACCGTCGAGTTTGGTGCCGTCGGTAGTCATATTCCGACCGTTGACCGTCCCGGTAGTCGTGATATTGTCGACCGCGAGGGTGTTCGTCGTGGTGTCGTACGTGAATTCTGTTTCGTACGTCAACGCTCCGGCCGCATCCTGAAACCAAACGGACTTAAACCCGCCCGGAGGGGGGGACGCTCCCCCGCCTCCTACGTCGCTGGTCGTAATCGTTCGAGGGCCCCAAAGAGAACCGTCGTACGCGAGGACTTGACCAAACGAAGGGGGCGCTCCATTAAAGTCCGACAGGGAAGCCACGGAAGGGATATTCATACACCGAACGAAAATCGAACCCGTGGTAGAGTTTACCGTAAGCACGAAACCGATTGCTGTTCTTTTGTACGACCCCGTAGGCAGGGTAGTAGTGATACTTCCCGCCGTAGTTCCTCCGTAGAGAATTCCCCCAGCCGTCAAACCGGAGGTATTGATATTGCGAACGATTCCGTACGTACGTACGTACCCCGTCCCGCCGTTGCGGTTAATTCGTGCAGTAGCTATCCCTAAAACTTCGCTCCCGTCGTACAAAAAGGAGTTATACAGGGACACCGAATTACCTACCCCTCCGAAGTTGCGTCTAACTACCTGTCCGGCGTTAATGTCCGTCGTGGTCGAATTGTTGACTACGAGAATATCGGACGCTCCCGCTCCGCCGTTAATCCAGTTCGAAGTCGCAGAATCGTAAACGAGGGCCTCCCGGTCCTGCCTGTTCGTTATTACAACGTCGTCTAAATCGTTCAGCGTCTCCCGGTCTCCGGGGGTCCATGTACGGATGTAGATTCGTCCGGTATTTTGCTGGCTACGGGTAACGATAGCAATCGGAATTACTGGCGTGCTAGGAATGTCTGTAACGTCTCCCGGAGTAGTCGAAGGATATAGGACCGTCCCGATAGCATAAGAGTCCGTAGCAAGGCCTCGAAGTTCTCCGTACGTACGCACGTGTCCCGTACCTCCAATAGAGAGTTGAGCCGTAGAAAATCCCACGAGGAACATGGGACTATCTGTGGCGATGTCAAACAGCCCTACCGATACTTTGTCCCCGTGGCTGCCTATGGCCTTGAGTAGCTTTCCCTTTGCGATAACAGACCCTGAACCGTTAAATACTGCCATATCGAGAGCGCGAGGCGCTCCGTTAATCCACTCCGCAGAAACTTCGTCGTAAATCAACGCGTCGTGGTCGAGAGGGTCCGTTATCGTTACGTCGGTAAGGTCATCGAGCGAACCTCCGCCTCCTCCAGTCGTTAAACTAACTACCCCGTTTCCTTCGTCGGTTAGAGTCCCGTTTGCTACTTTGATAGTATTAACAGAAAGAACGTCTACCGTCCCGTCCTGCGTGAGCATCCGCAGAAGTCCCCTCCGTGCGTAGACGAACCCGCCCCCTTCAGGTTGTACCCCGTCTATAGGAGCGTCGCACGCGCTACGGTCGTACGGGAGTTGGATACCCAGTTCCAGAAGAACCCCAGCCAGGACGTTAGACCCCGCTTCTTGCAAAGGGGTGACAGTGGCGTTTACCACCTCGTAATCCTCCGAGAAGATAAAGATATTACCCCCGTTCGCGATGTCTGCGAGGATGTCCTCCGCGCATTGTTCCGCATCGCTTACTATCTCCTTTTGTCGCTCTGTCTTGGATTCGTAGTGGCTGGGGAGGTCGAAGATATATACCTCGAAGTCCAGCGTTTTCGTGGTGTCCTCGTACGTAGCCCCCGTATAGACTACGTGCATGAGCGGGTACGAATCGAACTTCTGTAGGTCCACATCTTCCGGGGACCCAAAAGAAAAGGACCGGATAAAGAAGTGGTTATCTGCGAAGTCTTCGAACCGCTTTATAATGGTGTTTAGAGTAATCATTACGGGGTGTTTTGGGCCTGAAAGAGTGTTACCGTCTTTGCTTTAACTCGTGCGCAAGGTCTTTTAAGAACGCTAGGTGTTGGAGGGTGACGTTAATTGGCTTTTGCGTGACCTCTTCCATACGGAGGAAATCCTCTCCCGCCAGTTGGTAGAGCGCCGGGTACCACTTCCATTTGTCTGCAAGTGCCGAACCGCTTCCTCCGCCTCCAGTAAAGACGCTTGCAAAGTCTGAAGCCGTACGATTCTTGTATTCCAAAAAAAAAGCAGGGCACCCGAAAAGAGGTCGGCCGGCATCTTCTTAAACGGCTCCGCGTCTTCTTTGGCCGTGTATGCCTTCAGCTTGTATTCTTTGCCTACGTGATACTTCAGGGGCCGATAGAGTACCGACATGATACGGTGAGCGTTTGCCCAGAAGTCCTCCTGATAGCTTTCGCAGTCAATCCATTCCCCCGTCGTGAACTCTTCCCAGTCTTTGATAAATCCGTACTTCTTCCCTTCGATGGTGAGGATAGGTTCGTGGCGTGCTACTTCGGGGATGTTGTTTACCCGGTGGAGGATTTCGTAGATGTCGCCCATCGGAATGGTGCGGGCTTCCTGTTCCGAAATATCACAAACGGCGCAAACCTTTTGCAGGTCTGTCGACTTCGTGCAGAGGACCTGTAATTGACCGAGTGTAAGCTGGCTCCAGTTGGTAGGGTAACGCATCGAGGAAATAACGGGAAGAAGTGATTTCCTCAAAGTTAGGGCATAAAAAAAGGCCCCGGAGGGCCTTCGCTTCGTTTAGGCGATTGTGTACCGGTTTCCGTCTACCTCTGTCCTTCCGCTGAAGTTCTCGATGTACCCGGTTTCGGTGAGAACTTCGACCCATGTACCGAACTGGTCCGAGAATTGACCGATAACGGTCAAACGGTAGTCCACGTTGCAAGAATCGTTGTAAAGGACTGTCGTGCCGAAGGGGAGGTTTGAAAAGGTCATGTTTTCCGTTTGTTTGATGAAGCAAAGATAGGATACCACTTCTAACCTTCCAAACTTTTCCCTAACTTTTTTTCATCCTATCCGGTACCTCCCGTAGTTCGGATTACTCTGGTTGAACATAGCCGCATACCTCGCCGCGTCGATAGCGTGGTTAAACGCGTCTACCGGTTCGTTCAGGTTCTTCCCGTTCTTGTCCTCCTTCCACTTGTAGTTCCGTAGTTCTTTAATCAGGTTTAAGGACCTGGAGGTAACCGCCAAAGGCTTCGAGTGGAAGAACTGAATTCCCGCACGTACGGAGTCGGGACCCTTCCGCGCCGGGTGTACGTTCATCCCGTACCCGTGTAGTTCGTCGATAGACTTTGGTTCGGCGCTGTCTGCGATTACCGTACTCTTCCCTACCTCCGATTCGAGCAGTTGGAATATTTGCCTATTCGAAAGGCCGTTCTGGTATAGTACTTCATCGAGCAGGAACGCCTCCCCATCCGAGTAGACAGCCACGCACGCCGTCGGGTCGTTCGTGTATCCGAAGTCGAGGCCGTAGGCTACTAGCTTAAAGCGTGGGTCTATGGTTTCGGTTTGGCTCCAGTGGGTGAGGATTGTACTTCGGGATTGTCCCCGCTCTCCGAGTCCGTAGATTCTCCAGTAGTTCGGGTCGGCCACTTGTAACCGTTCAATCTCGGCAACAAGGGACGGTTCAAGGAAGGGGTTATCTCGGAACGTCGACTGAAAGAACGTGGCATCTTCTCGAGGTATTACGTGGTCGTATATCCAGTGGAATTCGTCGGACGGGTTGTAGTCCAAAAGTACCTTACCCGTGGTTCGGATAAGCAACTGCCTGAAGTCTTCGAGGTTGAGTTCGTTCGCCTCGTTTATGAAAAGTACGTCCCGTTTGCGTCCGCGTATCTTCTGGGGCTGGTCGATACTGATAAATTCTATCAGGTTTCCCTCGAGGATATATGTCGCGTCGCTCTTGTTGTGGT